CGAAAACCCCTGTGTGGAGGTTGACGGCGACAAATTGGGCTCTGACCTGGGTGATCTTGTTGGATTGGGTCGGGTTGAGCCGAGATTGGTTTCGGTGGGTTTGACGGATGTTGAATGTCCCCCTGCCCTGGACGAGTTTTCTCGTCGGCATCTTGGGAAGCCGTTGATGGAGTGGCAACGGATTGCTTTGGCTGGCCAGTTGGCAGCCGATCAGGCTGGTGACCTGCGGTTTCGTGAAGCGTTGATCTCGACAGCTCGACAGAATGGCAAGTCGATCGCGCTTCAGGCTTTGGCGGGCTGGTGGCTGACTGACGAGGCCAGGCGCCGGAAGGAACCGCAGTCGGTGTTGCTGGTGGCCAACAAGATCGATCGGTCGATGCCCATGTTTCGGACGATGGCGGCCATCCTCGAGGAGTCGTTCGGCGCGACTGTCCGTTGGGCCAACGGTTCCCAGGCTGTGACAATGCCGGACGGATCGACGTTCAAGATTGCGGCTGCGAAAGACAACCATCACGGCGGCACCTACGACCTGATCTTGGTGGACGAGCTGTGGGACATTCAGCCGTCGGTGATCTTTGATGCCCTCCGGCCGTCCATGATTGCCCGCCGAAACCCGCTCCTGTCCATGTGGTCAACAGCTGGTGACGAGTCGTCGGCGACCATGCTCCGGCTCCGCTCCCAAGCGATCGCCGACATTGACGCCGGTCGCTCGAGCCGCCTTTACTTCGCCGAATGGTCAATGCCACCAGGCGTTGACCCAGCCGACCGGCGCTACTGGCGAGACGCCAACCCCGCCCTGGGAACCACGATCACCCTCGACGCTTTGGAAGCCATGTCCGACGGTAACGATCGAGCTGCGTTCATGCGAGCCCACCTGAATCTGTGGGTTTCGGCCGCCAAATCGTGGTTGCCGTTCGGCCTATGGGATCAACAGGCCACCAGCCGGCCGATGCCCGAAGGAGGCATCCTGGCCGTTGATTCCAGCATCGACGACTCGAGGTATGTCGGCGTCCGAGCGGCCGCCACCGACGACGGCGTCCAACTCCACGTCGAGTTCATCGTCGACACCGAGGAAGCCATGTGGGAACAAATCCGCAGGACGCTCGAGAACCCGAACGTCAACCTGTCGATCACCCCAGGCCTCGAGCTCCACACCCCGTTTCCGTTGAAACGGCGCACCACCACTTTCGGCTACGGCGAAATCGCCAAATACACCGACCTGATCCGCAAAGCCATCCACGAACGTCGCGTATGGCACGACGGTTCGGTCAGCCTGGGCGAACACATGAACCGAGCCGTCCTAGTCAAAACGGCGGCCACGGTCGTCGTGAGCTCACAAAAGTCGCCGGGCCCGATCGAGCTGTGCCGCTGTGCGATCATCGCCGCCGCGCTCGCCTCCAGGCCCGCTCAACGGATGCGACCCGCTTTCGCGTCCTCGTAGACAACCGATCCTTCGCGTGGGAGACTCCGATCGACATGGGCCTGTTCTCCCGTAAGCAAATGACCCCCGCGTTTGGTGCCGAGGTTCGTGCTATGGCCGGAGCGGCCGCCCAAACCACCAGCGCGACATACACCTACACGATCGGCACGCCCGAACTACGCGCCCTCCAACTACCGACCATCAGCCGAGCTCGAGACCTGATCGCCTCGATGATCGGCTGTCTTGATCTCCGCTCGTACCGCCTCGCCTGGGACCCGCAGGAGGAGGAATACGAGAAGCTCTACGTTGAAGGCGAATCCTGGTTCACGCGACCCGATCCGGCCGTCACCCGCAACTTCATCATGGCCAACACCTTTAGCGACCTGCTGTTTTACGGCCGCGCCTTTTGGCTAATCACTTCTAGGTATTCCACAGGATTTCCAGCATCGTTCAAATGGCTTCCCGCAGCCAACATCAACACGCTTGATCAGGCCGGACCCGCCTGGTTTCAACCATCCGATCAGGTCGAGTTCAACGGAGTCCACATTGACTCCTCCAACCTCGTCCAGTTCCTGTCGCCCATCATGGGCATCGTCTACTCCGGCCAGCAAGCGATCGACACCGCCTACAAGCTTGACAACGCCGCACGACGTTTCGCCGCCAATGAAATCTCGGCGGGCTACTTACAACAGACCCCAGGTTCGGAACCGATGAGCGGCGACGAGCTCGGCGAAATGGCCGCTGCCTGGTCGGCCGCTAGGCAACGCAACGCGATCGGCGCACTCAACCAGTTCGTTGAATGGAAAGAATTCTCGAGCGACCCCGCCAAACTTCAGCTCGTTGAGGCCCGCCAATACCAGGCACTCGAACTGGCTCGCCTGGCAAACATTCCGCCCTACCTCGTCGGCGCACCGACCGGCACGGGCATGACCTACCAAAACGCTCTACAAGCCCGCCAAGACCTCTACCTTTTCGGCGCCAAACCGTACATCGACTGTATTGAGGAAACCCTTTCCGGTAACAACGTCATCGCCGCAGGCAAACACATCGAGTTCGATCTTGATGACTACCTCGGCGATAACGACATGGTCGAATCGCCATTGGTAGACACACCGACCTCAATCAGAGAGGATGTCACCGAATGATTCGCTTCACCGCCGGAAACTTCACGATCGACGCCGCCGCCAAAGACGGCCTGCCGTCGCGTTCAATCACCGGCCTCGCCGTCCCGTGGAACATCTCAACCACCGACAGTCTCGGGCAGAAGGTCACGTTTCAGCCTGGGAGCCTTCCGGAGGACGGGCGCCCCCCTCGCCTCCTGGAAGGTCACGACTCCAGCAAGGTTCGCGGCATCGTCACCGAACGAGTCAACACGTCCGAAGGGATGATGTTCACCGCCCGCCTCGCAGACACACGCGACGCCACCGACACCCTCGAGCTACTCAAAATGGGTGCCTACGACTCGGTCAGCGTCGGTGTCGTCCCCACCAAATTCACGTTCGACAACGACGGCACCATGATCGTGTCCGAAGGCCGTTGGGTCGAACTATCCATCGTCGCCGAACCCGCTTTCGAGCAGGCTCGGATCGAAAAAGTCGCCGCCTCCGCACCGGAGGACGAGCCCGACGAACAAGAAACCACACCAATCGAGCCCGAGGAGGACTCAATGTCAGAAGCAACACCGGTCGAGGCCTCGGCTCCGGCCATCATCCCCACGCTCCCGCTCTATGCGGAGCCCCGACGCGAGTTCCGTTTGCCGACACCTGGCGAATGGATTGCGGCCGCATTCGAAGGTGGAGCACGCTTCGCCGAAATGAACGCACGCATCCGCGCCGCCGCACCCGACGTCACCACCACCGATCTTGATGGTTTGATGCCGATTCCGGTCGTCTCCCCGATCTACAACAACTTCCGCGGCCTGCGCCCCGTCATCGACGCCGTCGGAGCTCGCGCCATGCCCCAAGGTGGCAAGGTGTTCATCCGACCGAAGGTCACCACGCACACGTCCATCGGAACTGTCACCCAGGGTTCAACAATCACCCAGGGCACGTTCGTCGTGGACGACATCCAGGTCACCAAGGCCATCTACGGTGGTTACGTCGAGCTGTCCGAAGCATCGATCGACTGGTCGTCCCCCGAAGTGCTCGGAGCTCTCGTCGACGACATGAGCCGCATCTACGCCAACCAGACCGACGACGTCGCCGCCGACGCATTGGTCTCGGGAGCCACCACCACCTCGGTGCTCGCCGCCGCCGATCTTGACGATCCGGCCAAGTGGGTCGCCTGGGTGTACGACGCCGCCTCGACCATCCTCTCGGCTTCCAACGGCAACCTGCCGAACCACCTGTTCCTGTCGCCCGACATGTGGGAATACCTCGGAGCTCTCGCTGACACCAGCGGCCGCCCGCTTTTCCCGCAGATCGGCCCCATGAACGCATTCGGCACGCTTCAGCCTGGCAACGTGGACGCCACCGCCTTCGGCCTCAAGGTCGTCGTTGACCGCAACTTCGCGGCCGGCACGATCATCGTCGGCAACGGCGACGGTTTCGAATGCTGGGAACAGCAGAAGGGTGTCGTCTCAATCGAGAACCCAAGCCTGTTGGCCCGCACCATCGCGTTCCGTGGCTACTTCGCTCCGGTCATGCTTGACGCCAGCAAGTTCGTCAAGCGCACCGCATCCTGACCCGATAGGCATTCCGAACCATGGCAACGTACTCCATCACTCACCGCATGAGGTTGGACGACGTTGCCGTGGTTCAAACCCTCACGGCGAGCGACATCGCAGTCGGGCAGTCGATCGTTGTGGCAGGGCTCGGGGATGGCCTC